TAAACTATGCTGAATATCTTTTTCACTTTTACCATTGTTATACATTTTATGAATAATGCGTTTATTTAAGTAGTCCTCTGTTATAATCTCCGTTGTTGAATCTTCTAAATTTTTTAAATAAAAAATAGTTTTCCTTTTCTTTATAGCCATATTGCTATCTAAACAATTCATAATAAATTTCATTTTATAGTATGTCTCTCTCTTAATGTTCACAATATCCAATGACTCTATATTTATATTCGTCGTTAAAGCATCCGAACTCATGGTGATATTACACGTTTTATCGCCCCCCTCTCTTTCTCTTTCTCTTTCTCCTTCTCTTTCTTTTTCTCTTTCTATATTGTACATTTTACTATTTTTGGCGGATACGTCTAAATTATTTGATGACATTATTTTATTTTTATAGAGAAAACATTAATACATTCCTAACATTATTCGTATTTATATATTTTGCAAAACTTTACAAACTTCCTAAACTTTATAACTTTATAACTCTATATTTTACAAATTCGCAACCTATCCAGCTATTTGGTCTTCTTTCAATAGTGTTGCATTCTGAAGCAAAGAAAGTGTTTTATTTTCACTAGAAAAATAACTTGGATAAAGAATACTCCAGTCCAATCCACCATCAAATAAGCCCAATTTTGTATAAACATATCCAATAAATGCACTACAAAAAAATCTTGATGTCTTCTGGGGATGACGGTCCTTTTTACAGTAAGCTTCTATCCAATCTGTAACAACAATGTCATATGGTTTATCGTATACAACTTTGTGTATTTCCGTCAACATTTCGTTGTTGAATATTTTGTTATATTCTTCTGTGCTTTTACAATCGATTCTGCGAACATATATTTTTCCACCATATGTTGCAATAAAGTGTTCATATGGAATAAACTGAACTCCAAATTTTTTTGTATTATCATCAGGGTCTTGCGTATCTGAAATACCCGATGTCCAAACATATGTACCTTTTAATGGAACATTTGTAAATTCGGGGTCTACTACAATCATACCAACATGCGAAAAGTCACTCTTTGTCATAAATTTTATAAACCAGCTAAATAAGCCCCACGAACTATATTGCAGATTATCACATAAAAGAATATCACCCGTCTTTAATGTAGAGCTCATTCAGTCTTTTATTTTATTTTATATTATAATATAAAATATAAATAGTAGAAAATACTAATAGTAGAAAATACTAATAGTAGAAAATACTAAAAATACTAAAAATACTAAAATAGATATAATTATTAATTATTATATATTAAAAAAGTTATACTTATAACAATATAGTTAATATATATAGATATATATAGATGCCATCTTTTAAACATAAAACGAATAAAAAGATTTTTGTAGATAAAAAACGAATAATGACCCTAGATAGCGTTCATCGCGAATTACAATGCGAATTTAACTTAATTAACACCGAAGTTTTACCTAGACTAATACGCCGAAAAAATGAAATAATGAACCAGTTAAATGATGTCAACGTTATATTAGATGTTAATGAAAAAATAGAACTACAAGACTCTTTGTACGATATAAAAGAAGAAATTTATAAAAATAAGAAAAAGATTAAAGACTATTATCTAAACAATAGCAGGTGTATCTTTGACTACTTTGAGAATAAAAAAGAAATCACGAATGGTACAAATAAGACCACCATTCTCAATTCATTTTTCAAAGTAAACGACAAGACATTTGACGAGAATGCATTAACGCGTGCAAATGACAATAATGTTCAAAAGTTTTTTACAAATCTTGACCAGACTTTTATTAACATAAACGACTATACTTATGCTACCGATATATGCCAGTCTTGTAATAAAGGGGAGATGATTCCCGTAGAACACGAAGGAATAATGGTATGTAACGTATGTGCCAAACAAGTTACTTACCTTATTGAAAATGAGAAGCCGTCTTATAAAGAACCTCCCAAAGAAGCATGTTTTTATGCTTATAAAAGAATTAACCACTTTAAAGAAATACTTGCACAGTTTCAAGCAAAAGAAACTACGCAAATTCCTGAAGAAGTTCTTGAAAATATCAAGCAACAACTTCATAAAGAGCGCATATCTCTTTCAAAATTTACAAACGTGAAAGCAAAAGAAGTGCTTAAAAAATTGGGATATAATAAATATTACGAGCATATCCCTTTTATTAAAGATAAACTCGGCATTAAGCCGCCAATTATGACACCCGAATTAGAAGAGACTTTGTGTAATCTTTTTATGGAAATACAAGGACCTTATGCGAAATTTTGTCCGGATGACCGCGTGAATTTTTTGAATTATTACTATACTGTTTATAAACTGTGTGAGCTTCTTGAGAAGACCGAGTTTCTTTCTTATTTTCCAATGTTGAAAGATAAGGAAAAGAGAATAGAACAGGATGATATATGGAAGAAAATTTGCGAAGAATTGAACTGGGTTTTTATTCCGACGCAGTAATATTCATTTACGATGAATCGTATCAATTAAAATTGCCAGTAACATGGGAAATTGCCACGCTGAAAAAACATGATTATGTGTTTTATCTTTTGAAAAAAGTGTAATAACCATTATATAAAAACTAATAAATAAACATACTACAAGAAGACATACAAATACAAATTGAATATAGTTTAAATTAAAATATATTTTATTTAATGTTATCATTGTATGCTATTTATATATTATAAATATTTTATTGTAAATATTTTATCAATTTCTTCGTTTCGTTATGTTTATTCGTGTATTTCTTCGTGTATTTCTTCGTGTATTTCTTCGTCTATTTGTTCTTCTATTTGTTCGTGTATTTCTTCGTCTATTTGTTGTTTTTAATTTCCTGCGACTTTTGCCACCTTCTAGATCTGGTTTTGATACTTTTGAAATTTTTGATAAACTTTCATCACGTGATCTTTTAATAGGACCAGCACTTCGTAAACCATGTATTAACCTACCATATGAAACTGCATCAGGATTACGAGGAATATACTTACGTAAAGGCTGATAATAACCACTGTCTGAAATATTCCAAGGATACGTGCTGTGTATAAACCTACTAGAAATTTTTAAACGTTTATGGAGTAGCATAAGATGATGCTTTAAATCAATATTCGATGACTCACCTTCATCAAATTTATACCAGAACGTATTTTTATAAGGGTCGTCGTCATAATTACGTTTTAAAATACGACCTGCTGTCATTAAATTTGGTAAGAAAGTTTGAGCCTGTTGTAGATTTATTTTACCGCTTGGGCACAGCATGGATGATGGTGGATATAGATATGTTCCTATAGTTGTATCACCTATATGATGTCCAACTAAACATGCAGTAGGTATAAGTGTATTATCAGTGTCTACCACTTCTGAACTACTCAAATCACCTCTAGTAATATAAGGATATATATCCCAATCTTGAAGTTTGCTTAAAATAAATACAAAACATCCGGGGATGTTGCGTGGATTTCTACCATCCCACGGTGAAAAATCGTACCCCCTGACCGCAGGTTTTCCCATAATAATTTTAGCTAATTGTAGTTTCACCGGTCTGATTGTTCTACCTCGTTCACCGACACCCTCTTGATAGACGTTGGGTGTCGATGCACGGTCATCCTGCATCCCATCGCTCATCAGACTCATAGTTACATTAAATGCAGAATAATATTTTACAAAACGTGTATTATTTATTATTTAAATAATAAAATTTAAATAGTAAATTCCGTTGGTCTATCGGTCTATTTATATAATCTCTAAATAAACGCTTTATTTTTTAAAATTAAATGTAAATTTAAAGTTTAAGAGGAGTGGGGAAACCAACGAGGTTAGCACCAATACCGAAACCAGCACCTGTTCTAGCAGAAACAGCCAAAGTGGGTACATAAACATCAAGAATAGCGAAGGTGGCAGCTGCTACAAGAGAAATCAACGCAATTTCGTCTAATTTAAGAGAGCGTGATGGTATAGAGTAAGCAACTATCGCGACACAAAGACCTTCGATAATATACTTAATAAAGCGCTTAAAAAGCTCACTAAAGTCGAGTGTTCCGTACATTATAAATATAATGTAGAAAAAAATATTATTTTATTATTTTATTATTTTATTAAATTAAATAAATAAAGTAAATAAAGTAATGTAAACCATATATATTTAATAAATGATTAAACTTACTTAAAATAATTATATTAATATATATATTATAATGTCTCAAACCAATAGTTTGCCAAAGGGAGTTACTCCTAAATGTTTACCCGATGGAAAGGAAAACCCCAAATATGTCGATTTATTGGAAGAAGATAAACCGATCGCAGGTCAAAAATTTGTATGTCTTTCATTTGTTTCACCGGAACATATTATCAAACAAAAAGAGCAATTTTTATTCGAGCAGTTTGTGAAGCAATGGGACTATAAGAAGTCGATGGAAAAATTTAATCAGTTTCTTAACTTTGTATCATTTAAATATTCTCTTTCTTTTGATAAACTGACTGCCGACTTCCAAGAATTTACAAAGGAAGAAGGTGAGACGATTCGCGCAACATCGGCAACGCTAGTTAGCGATGACTATAAAACGTTTTTGGATACCAACGAAGATGAACTTGAACAGAAATTCGGTGAAAAACACGGATTTCAAACCTCTACAAGAGGCATCAAGGTGCGTGGTGTTTTTGCTACACAAGGTGAGGCGGAACTTCGCTGTAAACTGTTGCGCGAGGTTGATCCCAATCATGATATTTATGTAGGGCAAGTTGGTATGTGGGTACCCTTCCACCCCGAAGCATATAAGACGGGACGTGTGGAGTATATGGAGGAGACGCTTAACCAACTTATGTCTGATAAAAAGAAGAATGAAGAGAATGCAAAACAGGAATTCGATAAACGTGTGCGCGAAGCTAGACAAAAGGCGATTGAAGATAACATGAAGAAAGCAGAGGAGTCTGGTAATAAACTTACACAAACGATTAATGCGGATGGCGAACTTGTTGGTATTTCAAATGTTGCGAACTTTGATGGTTTGGATGAGGATTCGACAGTCGAAGATATCAAGAAGAGCATGTTTGAAGCCGAAAATGTTGTGCTTGATAAGAACAGCGACCATGGTTTGTCGAAACTGGCACATTTCGAGAATTAAGATGAAATTAACGAATAAGCAATTTTTACTATTAAATATTATATGTTAAATATTATATGTCACTAATATATAATATTTTATTTTTAATTGGCATGAATAAAAAGGTAAAACAATATATAGTAAGTAACTATTTTAAATCATTTAATAGCGGTAATGTGTTTATTAACTTGGTTTGTTTACTATTGATTTTAGCTGCCATTATTATATGTTTGTATCTTCTATATAGAGCACTATCAAATGCATTATATATGTATAAACTAAAGGTGGATTTTTATAAATTACAGGACATGGGATTGGGTGTTAAAAACTATAATATAATATACTCAAAGGAACTAGAAAAAAAGTATATAATGAATAGGAAAAAAATATTTAAAAACTCAAATGCTGAATTTAAAAATAAAAATGTTATCGGATTGACAACAGATAAATATATCGTAGTAGACTTTGATACAAAAAAAGGCGCTGAAAGTGCAGATTTTTTAATTAAAAAAATGCCGAAAGATACTGTATTAGAAAAAACACCCAATGGTTATCACTATTATTTTGAAAATGATACAGGAAAACCAATACATACATATGTAAAGATATCTATTAATAAAGTAAAATATTCTTTAGATATTTTAGGATTTGATGCAATTATTACAATATCGCCGTCTGTCGTAGATGGAAAGGATTATTACTGGATAAATAGTATTTTTACGCATACTCCAGCAAAGTTATCAGAGAATTTATGGATTCTTGATTTAATAAAAGACGAAACACCGTTTTTCAAAAGATTTGATAATATTAATTTATCATTAAAAACTAAGAACGCTTTTATAGTAATAGATGATATAAATATTGAAAATAGTATAAGGTTTACATTTGGTGCACTAAAAGAATATCAGGTAAAAATAAAACTGCTAAATGGTGTTATATATGTATACGATGATAATTTTTACTTTATGACAAGAGGTAGTTTTAATAAATACAAGAATAAAAAATCTATGATAGAAAAAATAAAGAAAGTTATGAATGAACTTAACCCATCGTGTATCATAGATTTATCTATAATATATAGCAACTATTTGAACTCCCAAAGTATTTTTCAAATAACATCGGCTGTTATACATAACGACTTCAAGAATTATAAATACAATTCAGAATTTCCAAACTATATTGAATCTGCTGCCATATACAAAAAAACAAAGTATCTAATTAATGATACTATTACCATAAATAATATTAACAATAACAATAACAATAACAATAACAATAACAATAACAATAACAATAACAATAATAGTACAATGTTAGAAGAATTAACGGTGAATACATCAGAAAAAAATAATTTTAATAAAATATTGTCAGGTCGAGAAAGTATTTATATAACATTTTTACTTTCAAATTATTTTAATATACCGTGTACGGCGATGTGTATTACCTATAGTGAAAATGATATATCAAATAATACGAGTGACTCCAATAAATTATTAAAAAATGTTTCAGATAAAATTATAAATACCGCATTCTCGATATTTTAAATTTTTGCCATTTTGCTATTTTGCAATTACTACCATTTATTTTTGTTGACTTTAATTTTCGGACCTTGTCCTTTGCGTTTAATATTTGCAGGATCATATTGTTCTTCTTCGTCGTCTGAGTGAATATCCTTGGACATTTCCCAGAATTCTTTTGCACCCAACTTAAATGGACCATGCGTTTGTGCCTTATACCAAAAAATTTGGTCATGTAGTTTATTTGATTTTGCGTTGTTATTAATTACCAAGCATTCATAATGTTCAGTACACTGGTCCATAACTTGGCAAAAACTTTCAAATGTTGGAAACATACCAGCATAGTTCTCATAAATCCTTTTACGATTCCCAATATATGGTTCGCGTAAAATAAAAACATAGTCAATGTTCGTTCGCAAATTGGGTGGAATACCTAGAGGATACTGCATCGTAATTACCAACATGATTTTCCAGTGACGACCGTTCATAAAAAGTAAACGCATCATTACATCTTTGGTCCACTTGTTGTCAAACAGACAGTCATCTAATACTACAAATGTTCGCGGGTCAATCGTGCTTCTTTTGTAAGACTCTATCTCCTTTTTCATCTGTTTTAATACAGCTTTTTGCCGTTTTAAAATATTTTCTATAATTGCAGTATTATAGGCATCGTGAATAAATAATTTAGGAACATGTTCTCCAAAGAAACCGTTTCCTGCTTCTGTGCCCGATATCACAGTGCCGATGGGGATATCTTGATGATAATACATTAAATCTTTCACTAAAAAACTTTTACCGGTATCACGACGTCCGATAAGAACAATAACAGGTCCTTTATTTTCGTCGGGTCTAAAACTAATTGAACGCATGTCAAATTTTGCTAATTCTAAACCTACGCTCATTTTGTATATATATTTAGTTATTTATATTATATATTAAAAAATATATAATTTACAAACGC